AGAAGTCTGGAACTAACCACGCTAGAAATTTATTGTTTGCAGGACCACAAGAAGAACTCGCAAGAAAGTCAATCTCCTTTTTACTCAAGCTTTTAATTACATAATCTAGGTGCCTTAAATACGCTTTCTTATCCATGTTTACACCCTATGTTACAATAATATTTCATTCGTCCGAAGCATAAACTTTAAGTTCGCGCAAGTTGTTTTGTTTTCTCTGGTTTACGCTTTTTTTTTTAGGCATTTTTTTGCGTTTAGAAAGAATCTTGCATTTTTCACCTTCACCTTGCCAGACATATTCGACCACTTTCCCCACCATTTCTTCAATACGTTCGAGGCGTTGGTTATTGTCCTGCATGTGTTGATTCATTTCTTTTTTTATTAGTACACAATCTTCTTTACGTTCTCTGTTTTTCTCGTCTAATTTGGCTTCAATTTCAATATCTTTTTTCTGCAAATTTGTTAACTCAGTATTTTTGTTTCCGTACCACTCCCCAGCAACAAAAATACTGCCGACAAGCAAACCCAAAAATGTTAAAAGTGCAATTCCAAAACTTAAAGCTTTTCTCACATAATCAAAACTCATAACTCAACTCTCCCCATTAATTAAACTATTGTTCCTGGTGCCGTTGTGGCCCCTGTTCCGGATGATGGCGTAACTTGAACCGCAATTCCTAACGGAACTTGTGCATTCGTAGTAATATCCGCATATATTTGTGTCATAACAGTTTGCCATTTTAGTTCGTTATCTTCCTTTTGCTCATCCGTAAGCGCGTTTATCGCGTTCCATACCGCTGTTCCTGCTGTTGTTCCATTTAAAGGCATTACACACCATCCTTAAACAATTGTAACCTTGCTTTTAAATTAGTTAATAAAACTATTGTATCTGGGGTTAATGGAGCTGGGCCCTGCATTGTGATAGTTTTTTGACCTATTATCGTGTCCATTATTTCCAGCATTAATGAGATTAGTTCTTCGGCGTTGCTATTTATTTCAATAGCACCATTATTTTTAAAATAGAAAGACCCTTTCACCAATCCGGAGCTATCCGTCCAAGGGATTCTAACCTCACCTGGAGTTATATCAGTTTCCAGAACTACACCAGAAACAACGCTTTCGCCTCTTTTGTCTGTATCATTTAAAAGTGCTTGATCATCTGGAAGTGGTAAGCTTTCGAAATTTGGCGGATTAATTATATTGTGTTCTGAAGTGTCGCCCTCGTACTGCTCAACAATCGCTATACCGTCACCGTCAACTTTTTTAGTAGAATTAATCTTAACTAACTTATTCAATCAAAAAACCTCTCAAACTCGTTATTTAAAGCGCTTTTTGGAATTACCGTAATTTTAGAAACTTTCTTATCTTTCAAATCTACAAATTCGACTGACTTAATAATAAATTCAGTAGTATTATTTATTCTCACATCAGGTTCTTTAATTGTGATTATATCGCGTGGTTGTAGTAACTTACCATTAACATCTTCCCAAAAAGGCAACTCTAAACTAATATCTTGCGAATCAATAACGGATCTTCCCAGCTCAGATTTAAGGTAGTTTTTTAAATCTCCAGAATCGCTGGTTTTGTATTCCAATGTCTGGTGTCTGAATGCATCTATATCAAGCTTCTCTTTTGCAACCTTGGTTTTTTTCTTTCTGTTTGCTGAGGTAAAACAAGTATAGTCTGAAAAAATACTAGTGGCATCATAAGACGCCTCAAAATTGTAATTTCCTGGCTGTATGTTAAGCGTTGGAACTTTACCTTCAATATTATCAAAGGAATAGAATAAACGTCCATCTGGAGCCGTAGAAACAATTAAACCTTGTTCATTTGCAAGAGATATCAGAAAGGTGCTAATATTATCAGTTATGCCTATTTCTGTTTTATCCATTTTTTTATTAAGAGAATCCAGGGCCTCCGGTGCATAATCTACACCAACGCCAAACGGATCACAATATTCATCGCTTACACTAAGTAAAGAAACTTTCTTTTTTTGCCGTGGATATAAAGAAGCTGGAAGGGTCATGTCTTGCAAAAGTCCCGCCCTGCCATAGCCAGAAACAGTAACGGTTTTTTGTTCGCTTGATTCATAATTATGAACCATCAACAATCCTGTTATGATTAATTCCTCTTTGTAGTATATCTCACAATCTGCAAAAGAATAAGGCTTAAAAGCATCTCGAAAAGCTTCATTATCGTTTTCGTAAGGTGCTGTAAAAGTAAAAGATGGAGCAAGCGTGTCAAGGTCAAACTTCATTTTAAAATCAGTGAAAAACTCAAACTTCTTATCCGCAATTACAATACCAATACCCTCAAATTTATAAGGCTCTCTGGTGGTGAAAAAAGCGTCTGGAATAGTTAGTATTTGACCCTCTACAATTACGTCACTTGTAAGATTGTTTTTCTTGCGTATATCTATATATCTTGCTGTATTGTATAGGTATGTTTGAGCTAATGACTGAAGAGTGTCGCCAGTTTTTACTTGATGTTTTACAGCCATTTAATCACACATAATATTTAAAAGTTTCACCCTGTGGCAATTCAAAAACCTTAGAATCCAGGACTTTATTTATTTTAAGAAAATTAATAACTTCGTCGTCTAGTTCATCCATGTTGTCCGCACCCAACAAACGATATGTTAATACAAAAGCATCCTCTTTTTTAGACAAAACTATTGATCTTTCTTGTTTTGCAGCAAAAGCAATACCGTTTAAATTTTCCGCTGTGGTACTGGTAATATCTGCCAGCAATTTCAACACGTCTCCAGACTGTTCAAACCCTGAAACAGTAACCTCTAAACCATCAATGATAGTTGTGTATGAGTCCATATAGTCTTGAATTTGATCTATAGTTGCAAACACTGCTGATTTTGTTACATAATACGATTCATCACCTTGCATAGTTGATTGACAATAACCAGTTAGCCCCGCACTTAACAAAAGCATTGCATTATTTGGGTCGGTAACTTCTGCAGTATAATCAAGGAGCAGATCTGTATAATATTGCAATTTATCCGCTGTGGTCTGCAAAACTCTAGCGGGATAATTAACTAAGCCTTGAGTAACGCTTGCAAGTTGAGCAATATTAGTCTCAAAAGTAGTCAAGAGACTTTCTGCAGTCAACTTTATAGCTTCCAATTCCGCTAGTGCATCGGCTGCAATATCGTAAGCATCCAGTAAAACAGACGCGCTTTCTATTGCTTTTGCCATTTCTGTTTTTATTGCTGTAATTTCAGAAGGTAATTTTAACTCTAAATCAGTTTCGTAAACACTAGCATTTATTAATTCTAACTCACTTCGTGTATTGTCCACGTATAAAGGCGCGTCCTCTTCACTTAAAGGAGCTGTTAAGTCAATAGTTTCATGGAGAGTGAGAGAAAAGGCGGCCTCATTTGCCTGAGTAGATAACGCATCATTTCTTTGCAAGCTCAAAAGCTGGACATTGTAAGAAGTTTTTCTAATTGGATGGGTAAATATTAAAGGCCGTGGGTCTCTGGTGGCAAGCTCGAAAGTGTCTGCTACTTCGTCGTAGTCATCACCAGAAAAGAAAAGCACGATAGGAAACACATTGGAACCGCTGGAGCGTCTTTGAACATAGTCACCATTCCGATTAGCAAACCCGAAAACGGTCGCGCGTTCGTCACGAGTATTCGACAAATCTTGATACTCAAAAACAAACCTGTCACCCGCTGCGGTCTCTATTACTGCGTCTTGGACTCTATCTTGCCAACTCATTATTTTTGACTCCCTAAACCAAATTATTAATATTTTAGTATATTTTTAGTTAAAAATCAATATAATATGTATAGGAGGTATCTAAAATGACAGATTTTATAAAAGTAGATACGAAAGAAATTGACATTTTAATTTTCAAGCTACGTAAAAAAATGCCTAAAGAAGTTGACGGTGTTATTCGTAGTTATGTAAATGAGTTAGGTTTTCAGACTAAAAAAAATGCTAATAAAGTTATGGATCAGAAATTTAATTTTGCCAACAATTCAACTAAAAACTTTACAAAACGTGGTGTTTTTGTTCAAAAAGCTAAACGTGGGGAACAAACGCCCACTTCAGAAGTTGGAGCTACTGGAGATTTAAAAGGAACTTCTTTAAAAGCTAGAAAAGCTTCATATTTAGCTAGACAAGAAATGGGGGGGACTGTTACACAGTTACGCGCTGGAAATTCCGGAACTCGTAAACAATTAATAGCCCCAAATCCTAAACATGCAAAACGTAGGTCAATGAAAATGAAAGGAAAGGCGGCTTTTCCAAAGAAAAAAACTGTAGATAAAAAACATGCTCTGGCTTCTGCTATTGCCAGCGCTCGGAAACAAGGTAAAAAGTTTGCATTTTCTCCTTATGGCATTTATAGAGTTTTAAAAAGATCTGCAAAGTTAATGTATATATACAAACCAAAAGATTCTATTAAAACACCAAAACGCCCATGGCTTCAACCTAGTGTAAAAATGACTATGGCAAAAAGAGAGGCTATTTTCAGGTCTAAAACAATCAGAATGTTTAGTGAGTTAAGAAAGAAGGGTAAGTTCTGATTACATCAAAGAAGAAGTTTCGATTTTATAGATATTTAAAATAAAGCTAGCTGGGACTTGTGCCGCTGTTGTAACGGCTGTTGGTACTGTCCCTGTTGTTGTTATAATATTTCCCAAAGTGTTATTCTCAAAATATCCACTTGTTGAATTGTGTTCGCTCCTGACAATAGTGATATACCAAGAAGTCCCGGCGTCGTCAGTTGTGAAAGGGGTAAAATCTGATAACGTAGCCTCTACAATATAGTTACCTGAATCAGTAATATTTAGAGTAAACTGTCTGGAATTTGTAGGCCCTAAAAAAGCACCCTCCGCAAAAGCATAATTTAAATCTGCTCCTATTTCTTCAATAACTGCGCCGTTTTGCACGGTCAACATAGTTCTTGAAAAATAAAGCTTATCCATTGATTTATTTACATCACTGTCTTCTTTTTTTTCGGGTGTTTCACTAAGTGTTATTCCAGCCCTTCTTATTAGCTCCATAGCTGCTTGATATAAATCACCGCTGCCGCCTACGTCCTCAAGCAGTGGTGTTCCGTCGCCACTAACTCCCGGTGTGGTTTCGTTTTGCGCTCTTCCTGTTGGATAATCTGCACTTGGTGCTATTGTGTTTGCTATTGCTTGCCCGTTATAACTTCTCATTTTTTTCTCCTAAATATAATTAATCAATAAAATTACCATCATTCCAAGTGGTTTCAACTCTAGTATTAAACGTCGAAACTCTGCTTCTCTATCTGTATCGACATCTGTCGAAGTTCCAAATGTTTGACCACCAATAAAAAAAATATATTGCCAATTTATTTGAGCCGCGGTATCTGTAATTGAGCTCCGATACTTTTCATCCTCGGACGCCAAAATACTATTTACAACAATGTTTGATTGTCTCGGCGTTTGTAGGTAAGCGGACCCCAAAAACGAGCCCGGGTTTCCTAAAGAAAAATCACTAGACGAGTTTAAATAAGGTCTCGGGTCGATTCCATAAACTTTAGGGGCTGTCAGATATGCCGCGCCGCCTAACTGAGACGCGCCCCCCAATAAAAATTGGTCGTCGGTGCCTTCAAAATGATTTAAGTGAACATACACGTCAAACCCTGCCGCCTGTAGCGAATCTTCAATATCTTGCGCGGTTATCCCTCCGATATCTCTAAGCTTTCTAACCACATCATTATTTTGTTCTGTCAGTGTTCCTGCTGGAATTAAACCTAGTACATTTTGCCACGCTTCAAGCTTATCGTTAAAAAGAATATTGTTTATATCTGCAATAGCTGTTGCGTTGTCCTCGGCTGTGTTGAATTCTGAACTAATACCATTTAAAACGCCCTTCATCACCTCGCCATTCCACGCGCGGCCCGTTGGTAAACGTCTTTGGATAGCTAAACTGTGAAGCTTGGAGAATCCAACACCTAATGCACTTAGGCCAATTAAAATAGTCGGGTTATATGTTAACGTTCCCGTTCCGGCTTTCGCTCCAATTGTCGCAGGGCAGCCTCGAACGTCAATTACTTTTGTTTCACCAGCTGGAATTGCAAAAGTTGGAATAACAGATAACCATGCTGACTCTGTTTCTAATTTCGAATGGAATTCACCAGATACCGAAAAATCAACATTTCTTGAAATTGTATCGTTATTTACTACGCTGAATTTAGTTGTAGTTGTGCATGACCCTTCTGGAGCTGTCCCTAGGTCTGCAAGAGGTTTGTAACTTGGTAAAAACTCAACTGAGTTTAAAGCGTCATCTGTCAGGGTCAATGTTGCGGGTAGTGTTATGGTTCTGTTATCTTCATCATACCTATACCAACGTTGGGTAATATCATTTGCACCAACTGCGAAACTATCCGCGCCATTAAAAAAATTAACTCCGTCCGCTGACCACTCTAAACCGCTTATAGCGTTACTGGTTACTGTAATTCCTGAACCTGTTGTATTTTGCGCATATAGATAATCAATTGCATTTGTGATTAGGTCGAGCCCTTCAAAGGCGTCCTTGGTTGGTGTTACCGTTATGGAGTTTGTGCCATCAACACTGAAAGTAGTATCTGGGCTTGTAGTGGCCAGATATTTCGGGTCGTGGCGGAAGGTTAGAGTCTTTGTTGAAGCTATCGCACCTTCATAATATATTGCTAGTATTTGGTCACTGCTTAATTGGTCAGTGTAGATATACACCTCATCCATATCACCGTTATAATACCTACTCGCAGTTAAACCCCTATCAATGCCTATAACTCTTAAGTTGTCACCAGCCCCATTTAAAAAAGTTCCTGAAATGGCGTTAGAGTCCTCTTCAGCCCCATTAACATATAATTTAATATTACCAGTGCTCTCTTTAGCTGTAATTGCGATATGCGTCCACTCGTCCCAATTTGCAACCGTGTGAGCAACGGTAACACTTCCCGCACTTGTTGCTACTTGTCCAGTTATAATATTTCCACCTATTTTCAAATATGATGCAAAATCGTCAACATTCCACTCATACAACCATTTATCTGTTATAATGTAGTTGTTTTTAACCCAACAGGCAAACGTCCACTCCGAAGTATTAGAAAAAAGCTGTGGTACTGCAAGATAGTCACTTTCAGACCCTATAAAATCTGCTGCACTATTAGAATTACCATTTCTATCTAGTGTTAAAGTTACACCATTATTTGTTAGAGTGTGGCTGTTTCCGCTAGAATCAGCTGTAACATCTCCATCGAATTTCCATAAACCCTCTGGGTCTGGGATAGGTACAGTTGGTGGAACACTTGGCCCTAGATCAAAAGGCGTTACCCCCGTACTCCAAGTGCTCCCGCCATCATCTGAAATCTCAAGCCCTGCAACCTCGTTGTCAACTGTTACTGTTTCGTTTATGGCCCCATCATTCGTTACGACACCTGTGGCGGTCTGTCCTGCGGTTACATCTATTGTTGCGGCTGAACTTTCACCATTAAATTTAATTCCCATTACCGCCCCCTACACATATGTTATTGTTCCAGTTAAAGGGATATTCCCGTCAGGTAACGTATCATAATTTTTATCAACACTATTAAAGCTAATCTGCAAATTATCAAAAGTCGCTGGAAGTATAGCGTTTTGAACGGCTGCGAAAACTTCACTATTAATTATTCTATCGGCCCTTTCTGATTCCAAATCAATTCCATCAAGAAAAGGTCTTTTGTCTTCAAAATAAGCATCAATAACAGCTTCAATTGTCGCGTCAAGTCCACTGGTTGAAATGTTTGTTATCTCTATGTCGTATTCTCTAGGGATTGTTGAAATTACGGTCAAAGCTCCCGCCGTTGCCGGTTGGACCAATTTTATGTAGTCGTCGACGTCTGTTAGTAATGCCGGGGCTGCTATCCCCTGTGGATCTGAGGCATCTTGAATGTAAACTATCATCTGGTTAGGACTGCCGCCTGTGTATGAATATCCTTTTAAAACGCCAGCTACTTCATCCGCCCACACTACATAATCACCTCTTGCACCCCCGCGCGGTGTATTTCTAAAAGCTTGAATAATATCTTCTCTATACTCTTCAATAGTTTCTCCTGCGGTCGGTGCTGTTGTTTCACTTGCAACCGTTGCCGGATCATCAATGTTGTAGCTACGTTGTGAAAATAATTCGTCGCCAACATTTAAGCTAACATCTGAACCAACACCAGAACTTTTTACCTGTACGGTTCCACTACCAGTTATTACAGTGTCAGTTTGAACTAAATAAACAAAGCTATTTTCCTGATTGACAAATTTAGAACCCGCATATATGGTGTCAGTTCCAACAACTGTCAAGTCATAAGTTCCACCCGTTGCGGGGTCGGGATGTCGGTTTAACTTAACATCTCCCCAACTTTCTAAACTGCCTATAGAACTTTCTGTTTTTGAATAAGCCTCAAGAGGGTTTCCTTGTTTAGCTGCTATTTGGGTTACAAGTTCCATAAGTTTAAATTCTGGCCCTAATGCTTTTGCAAAAGCGGCCTCAACTGATTTTTTAAGCGGATCACTATTAAATGTCGGGTCAATTGCTTGAACCTCTGCAACGATAACTGTATATATTCTTTGAACTATTTCGGCGGTTGTTGACATCTTTTTAACTCCCCTTTAAAATCGTTATATTTTACACTTTATTTTCAACAAAGTAAACTTTAGTTAACACTTTTAATTTCTGGTTAAAAATACCATGTTCAATGATTCCACTGTAAGTGTCTGCCCTGTAGCACCTGACCCTCTAGCCCATACCTCAAGTTTTTGGCCCGCGGTCAGCTCGATTACTCCAGTAATAACAAGTGACTCTGTTTTGCTTGAGGCTCCAAACGTATGCTTTGAACTTTGCGCCTGTGGCTCATCATCGATGAAAAGCGTATAAAAAATAGTATCTGCTTTTCCTACTTTTGCATCACTTGCGCCAGTAAAGGAAAACCGCCCTCCATCAGTGCAATATAGAGAACCTGCTGAACATGTAAACCCAACCGCACCGCATGCGGATAAACCTGGTATTTTCGAATAAGTCACACCATCACTATTGATTGATATTGGGTCGGTGGCTGATTCAAGGTGGAATTCTGTGCTGTCGTCGCCTTTAAAATCTACGCTTGCTTTATGGTAGCTTGCAACCGCTATGCACTCGCCCTTCCCAATTTCATTGTAAATCCAGTTTGTCCCATTGAAATATATTTTATATCCACGGTCTTTTTTATCTAACTCAAGAGTATGGGCAGTTGCACCGCCAGCGTCTTTAATTAAAACAAAGCATGAGTTTTTCTTGAATTTCTTTTCCGCATCCAAAACTATTAGGCTATTAACCGTTCCAAAAGGAATTGTAATTTCAACTTCGTCGTCTGTCGTATCCACGACATAAGTACGGCTTCTATCATGAGTATGATCTGAATCAATCTCTAGGTAGCTGTCATATGATGCAAACATAAGGCTTACAGCTTGACTATCGACAGCTCTATTTAAATCCGTACCATCCGCATAAAGTGAAAAAGGAGCGTTTGAACTATATTCTAAATAAAAACTAACGTCAGATCTAGCCGTAATTGGTAGCTCTTCAGTTTGATTTTCTGAAAAATTAAATTTAATCTCATCACCAGAGCTTTTGCTGTCCCATAATGAAACTGGTAAGATCGTTTTTATCATTAATTTATTTGGGTCGGTGTCGTCACTTGCTTCATATATCTTAAAAGTAACAGGTGAAGTTGGGGCGGTAGTTCCACAAGTAAGATATTGATTATAAATAAATGCAAACCCTGCACCTGCTGAGGATGCAACTACTGCTATTTTGTATTTTCCGCTATCTAAAACAGCATCAACATTATCTGTTCCATCAAAGAAAACAACTTTACTCATTGCCCCTTCAGGGTGTGCAACCCCTAGCGGAAATGAAACCCCAGCTTGAGTAACTCCCAAAACTGGCGGGAGATATGCTGTTCCAAGGTCACGTTTAATTTTAAACCCAACATTAGACCCAAAATCAGACATTCCTAATTGTTCGCCAACTGTCACCGAACCCCTGGACAGTTTGATTCCAGTTGGTATAGGTTCGCAGCAGTCTACCGAATATTCCATAGGGACAAATTGGGTACCATCCCATTTAAATAAAGCATCTCCTTGTTGTGGGTTATTAGGATCACCGCCCAAATATAAGACGTCATCTTTGTATATATGTTTGTATGCCATTTTTTTTACCTCTTAAAATATAAACCAATTTGTACCATCACAATAAATTCTAATTGACCCATAATCGCTATCAATAACCGCGGTGTCAATCCCATCTATTTTTTCTGAACCTTCGGTATCGATTGTAATGTTTTTAGTATTTGCATTACCGCCGGCATCTTTAATCGTTATAACCCTTTCAGAAACTGCTTGATCAGATTTCAAAGTGATTGTTACGGCGTCCGTTGTGGTATAAGTTACGTGTAAAATTCCATCGGCTGTAACAAGATCATGCGTTGCTCCATCAACCACCGTTATGCTATAGATACCGTCAAGAATTCCCAACACGTAAACCGCCTGAACTAGTTTTTCTTCACCGGCCACGTCAACTACCGCAAAAGTATCATTTTTATTTCCTAAGCTAACTAGGGTCGCGGCTGGTGAATGCACTCGGATTGCCTGTTTGCCTGCCTCTGCTGTATAGATTGTATTGTTATCTGCCATTTTTTTAAGCCTCCTGTAAATATTCGAGAGTTGCATCCCAAATGTAACTATATTTTTCCTCTACCTGTCCTGGTTTTATTACGTTTATTTCCATTTTTAATCTTTGCGCACTGACAATACTTGCCGTAGCATCTACACTATCGACTATTTTTTTAGTTATTAACCATTGTAAATCTTCAATAGCTGCCTGTTCATATTTTTTCAGAGTTCCAGACATCATAGCTATACTTTGCAAGGCTCTTTCAAATTTAGTATTAAATTTATCTTCAGGCTTTTGAATTGAAAACAAATTTCCCCACCAATCATTATTATCTACGCCCGCTGGTCTTCTTTTTATTGGAGTATCAGCTTGAGTATTTCCCCCGAAAAGAGATATATAAATAATTGTATGAAGTGTCAAATCTGTTTTTATTTTACCGTTCTCTATATAAAAATCACCACGTGTTTTATTATCTTTTAATGCAATCATCTTGCCCCCGCCATTGCTGTTCTTTCCATGGAAATTAGGCCGCCCTTTTGCTTCTTGTCGCTTTTCAATTCTGCTCTACCTGTTTCATCTCTGATAAGTAATTCAGAAGAGCTTTTATGATAGCTTTCAGAGATTGACTTTGAGGCTGCTATTTGTGGATTAACCAGTTGATTGCTACCGCCTCCGCTACTACTAACATCAAAAGTGCCACCCATACCAGGTAAGCCATTAATTATACCGCCTACTAAATTAAGCCCTCTTTTAATTGCACTAATTGCACTCCAGAAACCACTTACAATTCCATTCCATAAATTAGTGAAAAATGTTTTTATAGGTGCCCAGTTCTCAATAATTAAACTAGCTGCATAAATAAGACCCGCAAGAACTGGATTAAATGGAGCTATAGCCGCTATTATTCCCATCACAACTGTTTGCCAATTGGAAAGCAGAAAATCAAAAAAGTATGTCCAATCATCAACTAATGTAGCAATCATTATAATTACTCCAGCTATTGCAGCACCAATTAAAACAAAAGGATTCATTGCAACGGCTGCATTAAAAAGCCACATTACAGCAGTAGCCGCAATCAATGCCGTGGTTACAACGCCTAAAGCAATTGCAATGGCACCGATTAATTTTATAGTTTTTGGATTCGCTTTAACAAATTTACCTATAGCCTCTGCCATTTTTCCAACCTTATCAACAATTACTTCCATCGCTGGTTGTAGTGCTTCAAAAAGTTGTAGCTGTAACCCTTCAATAGCAGAATTCATTTTTTTGATTCTACCCTCTGTGGTGTTGCGCATTTCGGTAGCCATGTCTTTTGTTGCACCTGTTGCACTTCTTAGCTGGTCAGTATATTTTTCAATGGCTTTTTCACCTTGATTCATCAAAACTATCGAACCAGCAACCGCACGTTTTCCGAAAAGAGTTGCTACGGTGGCGTTTTTTTGAACCTTAGACATTTTAGTTGTCTTTTCGTTTAACTGTCCAAGGATTTTAGACATTGGCAACATTTGACCTGTTGCATCTTTTATTTGAATCCGCATTTGTCTTAGTAATTTTGACTGTGCTTTTGTTGGTGCCTGTAAATTGATAAACATATTTTTCAATGTTGTTCCCGCTTGTGTTCCTTTTATACCTGCATTTGCTAAAAGCCCTGTTAAAGCTGAAAATTCCTCTATACTTGCACCCGCAGCCGTTGCAATTGGACCCGCTGTTTTTATAGTTTCAAACATGGATTCCATTGTTGTATTAGCTGTTGTTGTGGTCTTTGCCAAAACATCATTTACACGAGCAAGGTTTTTTCTTAATTGCTCTGAATCTTTAGTCATTAAATTAAAGGCCCCTAAAGAATCACTCGCCATATCTGTTGCTGCTGCTAAGTCTACGTTTGAAGCTGTCGCAAGATCTACTACACCTGGTAATGCTTTTAAAGCTTGTTCACTATTAAACCCCGCCATCGCTAGAAAGTCAAGCCCTTGTGCTGCCTGTGTTGCTGTAAACTCTGTAGTTCTTCCAACTTCTAAAGCTGTTTTTTTAAGTTCGTCAAAAGCCTTAGTCCCACGTTTAGCGCCATCCACAAACTTTACCGAAGCACTAACCATCGTTTTTTCAAACTCAACACCCTTAGTTATAGCCCCGCCAATGGCATTTTTAACCAACAACGCACCACCTGCAATTCCTAGAAATCCAGCGGCCTTAGCTCCTAATTTTTGCATCTTCTTAGTTTTTCTATTAAATCGTTCCAATGCACCGCCCATTTTATTAAATGCACTCGAACCATTTTTTGACATAGTTTTAAAAACATTGGACATCTTGTCCACGCCCTTAAATATTGTTGATACTGAAAATTGAGTAGCCATAAAACCCCACGTTAGGCACTGGAGGGCCTAGTCCTCGTCAGTTGGCTTTTTCGCCTTTTCTGACAAGTCCACGGCCCTTTCATACCAATAATAAAGATCGTCCATGTCGTTTTCATCGCCACAAACAAACATGTTTTTCATGTCGTGACGACTAAAACCAAAAGTAGAGGCGACACTAGCAACCATATTGCTAATGTCTAACGTCACCCCACCAAATAAAAACTCACTAGCTGTTGTGCTGCCATCAAATCAGAAGAGTCAAGTTTTCCAATAATACCTTTATTCATTCCAGTTAAAACCGCAATCAATGCTGAAGCTTTACCCGTTGCATCAGAATCTTTATACTCTTTCATTTTTGACATTTCAAAACCTAAAAGCCTTGGTTTAAATTTGAGCTCTTGAACTGTGTCTGATGTAGGAAAAAGAAGTTTTTGTATTACGTTTCCTTCTTCATCAATAGCAAAAGTTCCATCCATTATGTTTTGAACTACGGATTCTTTTAGTTCTTCATCAATTAAGCGTGGTTTAATTTTCTTAATATCAAAAGCCCATTTGTCAAACTCAATTATAGCCTGATCTCTGTTAATTGTACTCATCTCTCTCTCCTTGGTGGTTTAATTATTATGCAATTTTGTCAAGTCTTTTGTTGCCACTTAAAGTAATAGCAATATAACCTGTATTTGTATTTGCTTTCAAGTCGCCCTCAATGCTTCCTTTACCTGTATAGACTACACCGTTTATATGTTGCCAGGTTATTGTTGCATCAATTGGACTATCAGAAATAGACTGTAAGAATTCAATAGCTCCATCATCGGGATCAAATTCTATTTGAATTCCTTCTATCATCCAAGGTTTTGCGTTTAATTGCTTATGCCCTGTTAAATTTCCATTTGCCGCTCTAGTAGCTGAATAACCGCCCTTGTCAAGAGAAATATCTTGATTTGATTGAACCGCAAAAGGTCTTGAACCAACTACGCTATGTGCAATTGTCAATTCTAGTGTATCACCACTTGCCATATTATTCTCCTTTTAAATTTGTCCTAAATTAAAACCATCTTGCGAGTTGTCGCATAGTTCAAAAGTGTTATTAAATGAATTTTCAACAATTGAACTGCTTTTACTTTCAACTGTCTTTTTTTTACTTTTTTCCACTTTTGCATTGATCTCAACAACTACCATTATTGTTCACCAAAATTAAAACCAGCGTACGCCGTTGTTGCAACTACTCTTGCAATCGCTGTGCGTTTGTAGTAAAGAAGCGTTTCAAATCTTTGCGGATTAGTCGCGCTAATTTGTGCCTGTAAAGACTCTTTTGAAAAAGAAGCATCCGCGATAATTGCAAGATTCTCTAAACTATCAAAATAAGTATAAAGTAACCCTTTCCAATCTTTAGGTTTAATTGTACTTGTAACGCCAATAACTGCATCATCATTGACTAAAGTTTTATCAATTAAGTTAGCAGCTTCAAGAAGTTTGTATCCATAAATGAAATTAAAGTCAATACCTACAATATCCCTTACATAACGCCAATCAACCGCAAGCGGACTTTGATCATCTGGCCTTCTAAAAGTAATAAGATCATTGATTTTGTAACCTTCTGAAGCGTTCCAAATTACTGTAGAAATACCATTTTTAAAAAGATCTTCTCTAGTTGCATAATCATTCATA